GCCCACGAACTTGCCGTTCTCCTCGAGGCGCAGCGACACCTTGGTGTAGCGATACTGCGTCACCGAGCCGTTCGACTCGCTGATCGTCTCGGTGATGGTCGCGTAGCCGATGTTGATGCCGGCGTAGTAGTTCGCTTCGATCGTGGCGAACGCGTCGCTGACGACGTTGTCCGTGCGATCAAGTTCGATCGTGCCCGTCCAGCCGATGGGGATATTGGCGTGGTTGTTCTCGCCGGTGATGGCGATGCTCTCGATCTGCTTGTACTTTGGCTTGGCCTCCCAGCCAGTGGTGGTGCTCGGCAGGCGCAGCGGGCCGGTGGGCAGCGTGACGTCCAGCACCACGTCCCGACCGGTATTGAATGGACCGATAGACATGAATCAGCTCCAGAAATGGGAAAACCGCCCGGAGGCGGCTCAGGTCAGGGATGGGTTAGAAGCTCTGCAATTGCTGGCGCGTGATCGTCACCGACTGGCCGCCTTCCTGGTTGATCAGGATCTTCTCGGCCACCGCCAGGTAGCGGACACGCACATCGGCCTGCAGATACCCCTGCGCAATGCGCGCCAGCGGGTTGTTGTTCAGATCGCACTGGACGGTGAAGTCGTCGATCATGTTCTGCTGCTGCAACCCCAGATAGAAGTTGTCCAGCGTGGCCTTCACGTTCCGGCGCAGCGGGTCCGTCGGCTGCGACGACTGCAGGCGCCCGTCGTAGATGCCCATGCCGGCAGCCGTGGTGGCCGCGAGGTAGTTGGTCATCCGCGTGTAGTTGTCGCCGTTGCGCGTCGGATCGGACGAGCTGTTGTGCCCGATCCGGAATCCGAACTGGTTGCCTGCAGGGATCGGGTTCGTGATCAGGTCGATACCTGCTTGCGCGAGCGTCTGCAGTTCCGCCGAGCTGTACTGCTGGTTCTGGAACGACTTCTGCGTGCCGACGACGCCGTACAGCTGCTTGTTCAGCGACGAATGCTGCGGGCCCAGGTTGGCGATCACACCGACTGCGTAGCCCTGCGGCGAGATCAGGCGCACGCCACCGTTGACCGGGTCGTTGAAGTAGACCCAATCGCCGAACAGGTACTTGAACGAGTAGTTGTCGATACCGGCCGTCGCCTTGGTCGACACGGCGTTGGTGATCGTGTCGCCCGCTGGCGTGACGCCGACCATGTACGTGCCTTCGGACTGACCGTAGGCGACCTGGTTGGCGAAGGTGGTGGTGTCCGAGACATCGACCAGCGCCGCGACCGAGGCGCCAGTGCCGCGCAGCGCGTACATACCCTTGCGGGGGATGGTGTCCTGTCCCAGCAGGATCGCGCTGGTGATCGTGGTGACGCCGTCCGTGCCGCCAGTCAGCGAGTACGTCGCCGCGGCCGGAGCAGTCGTTCCAGCACCCGCCGTCGCGACAATGAGTTGCGACGGACCGCGCGCGCCGACCTGGCCATTGTTGATGGCGTTCGCCATGTTGACCCACAGCGCGTTGCCAGAGCCCTGGATGTTGTCGAACACTTCCGGCGTCTGGCCAGGCATCGACACGATCGCCTTCTGCGTGTTGGCCTGCGAGCCAGGAGCAACCTGCACCTGAGCATTGTTGCCAAGGGTACCGGTGTACTTGCTCGTGAACGTGATGCAGGTCGCCAGCGCGATGATGCTTGCGGCCGTATCGGTGCCGTCCGTCACGCGCACGCAGCGGAAGTTGTTCGCACCCTGCAGCACAGCAGCAGCGACGGCCGTGCCCATGTCGTACAGGCGGTTCTGAATCGCGCCGAAGTTGCGCGCATAGTCGGCCATGCTGCCGACGATGGTCGGCGAGTTGACAGGGCCCCATTGGGCGGTACCGACGAAGCCGGCCACGTTGGTCGGCACGCCGTTGAGCTGCGCCACCTGGGGCGCAATGATCTGCACGATCAGGTCGGGAACGATCAGCGCCGTCGTGTTGACCTGCCCGTACTGGACAATCTGGGTCATCTGAGACTCCAATGAAAAAGGCCCGCGCTTGGCGGGCCTTCAGGGCTTTGAGGTAAGGGGCGGCTCAGTCGGCGGTCTTGCCCGCCTTGGCCGGCTCGGCCGGCGGCGCGGCGCGCTTGATCACGTGGTTCTCGTTCTCCGAGGCCAGCACGCGCGCTACCTCGGCAGAATCGGTGATTTCGTCGCCTTTCGCGTAGCCGCCGAACGGCTCTTTGACGATCAGATGGAAGTCCATGGAGTCCTCAGATATTGGTCGTGGTGGTGTTCGGGTACAGCTGGCTGTTCGTCGTGCCGTTGTATCCGTTCACGCCGACAGAAATGTTCTCGACGATGTCGACCACAGCCGTCGAGGTGGTTGTCAGGGTCTCCGCGTACTCGATCGTCGCCACAATGTCGCGGCGATACAGCACCGCCTTCTGGCGCATGTCGTCATCACACTGCCGCTTGACGATCAGGCGCGCAGCTGAGCCGTCCGCCAGCGTGATGAAACGCGAGTTCATGAGCGTCGGAGCCACGAGGCTCGCGATCGCTTTGCGGTTGGCCGGCGTGTTCGCCCAGATCGTGATCTGGAAGCTCTGCTCGATCCGCCCCACTTCCGTGACCTGCTGGCCAGAGCCGCCCACGCGCGCCGCGGTGATCGCAGGGCCAGCGGATGGCAGCGTAATGACCGCGCCGGTGGCCGTGGTGCCTGGGAAGTCGGCGTTGATCAACCCGGCCAACGTCGTGGCGACGCTGTTCAGCGTGTCGGTACCGAGCGTCTGGTAGACATACCCCTTCGTACCGACGATGACAGCCGTGTTCACGCCCGCAGCCACGGCGCCGCCGACCGTGACCGTGCGGCCATTGATGGTCAGCGTCAGCGCGGGCGGCGTGGTGGTCTGTTCTTGCGGGACCGTCTGGTAGCGCGTCGTGTTCTTGGCTTCCGGCCGGTTGAACACCGTCACGTGCGCGGTGCCTGCGGCCAGATCCGCGTCGAGCTGCGCGGGCGTAGGCCACCCGGCATAGATGCGGCACGGCAAGCCCGCCACCGAGTTCTGGCCGCCCCCGGTACCGTTCGGATAAAGTGTGCTCGCGATCAGCGCGACCAGCGCATCGGAGACGTCGGAAAGATCAGCCATCCTCACCGACCTCGACTTCCAACACAGCCTCGACGTTCACATCGACGAAGCTGTACTTCACAGTGGCAATGCCAAAGCCATCGGCCTCGACCTTCCATTCGATGGAAGTGCAATGACGCGTGATGTCCTTGCCGTCCGGATCGAACAGATGCGTGCCCGTCGCAGTGCCGTCGCTGATGATCTTGTATCTGCCGCTCGACATTGCGTCTCCTGTCACGTTTGCGCTTGCATTGCAGTCAGGCGCCATCCCAGATCGGTCAGCTCAGCGCTGGAGATCACGTAGCGACGGCCAAGATCGTCGGTGATGATGTCGGACGTCCGGAGCGTCACGCCAGCCCATTGCGGCAGAAGAACGATCCACCACGGTGTTTTCACGTCGCCCGGCAGGCCCACATCGTTGCGCTCGCCCTTGGTGCCCTGAAGGACGCTCGCCGGCCAGCCAGTCATCAGCGGCAACTCGGTGGCCGTGGTGTCCCCGCCATATCCCTGAGCGCCGACACCAGACTGCTGTGCCGGCCGCAGGAGCGACACGGTGCGGTTGCAGTCGACCATGAAGATCGGAAGCAACTGCTGCAGCGCTGCGACGAATAGCGTGCCCTCGACGCCGACGATGTAGTCGCCGACCTGCAACTGCGCGCCGTCCGCGACCGCATACCAGGTCGCCTTGCCATACACGTTCGGGCGCGCGAAGCGCGGATCCTCGGCGTTCAGGCTGACCGGCATGTCGGCCAGGCGATTGCCGGCGGCGAGCGGCGAGTTCGGACCGTTTGGCCGGTAATGCTGGTAGGTCGTGCCGATGTACTTGGCCGCCTTGGCGTAGCCGGCCCATACGCGGGAGTTGAGCGTTGTGCCGTCCATTTACACCACCAGCTGAACCGATCCTTCACCACCGCCGAGGCCGGGCCCGGGCGGCACGCCGATGAAGGAGCAAAGATCACGGCGCCACTTGTTGAACAGCGTCGCGCGATCGCGCACCTCGTTCTTGTTGTGCGTCCAGACCGCCGCCTGATCCGTGTCCAGATTCGTGCCAGCGGCGGGGATGGCAGTCTCCAGCGTGGTCAGGTTGGCCAGGTACGTCGTGCGCACCACCGCCTCTTCCTCGGCCAGCATGTTGTTCATGCGGTATTCGAGGGTGCCGTAGGCGGTGAAGAAGCGGTAGGACTGGAATGACGATGGCGTACCGCCGTACATCGGGTAACCGCAGTGCCGGCGGATATCGACCTTCTCGGCGGTAGTGAATGCCATGGTCAGTCTTCCTTGTGCTCCACGGCCGGAGCCTTGCGCTCGACGAGCATCTTGATGTGCTCGACATCGTCGACGATCTGCCCTTCCACCCACTGCCAGAGCCGGCCGGCGTCGTCGTAGAAGCCGTACAGCGCCTGCAGGATCATCTTCTTCGGCAGCTTGGCCTTCGGCGCGGCGTCGGGCTTCTTCGGCGCGGCGTCGGGCTGCTTGGTTGGGACGCCGGCGCCTTCGCCGCCCTGCTGGTTCAGTTCAGTGTTCTGGTCCATTTCTCACCTCAGTCGTAGGAAACCGCCACCGTCTGGCCAGCACCGGGAACGATGCAAATGCCAGCCAGGCAGGGCATGTCGATCAGATACGAGCCGACCGTATTCGGCCACGCGCCAACTTGGTTGGCCGCGCTGTTGCCGGTCAGGCTCGCCGAGTCATAGGCCGCGCCGCCGGCCGAGCCAGCCACCAGCACCTGGACGCGTACAAGGCGGCATTGGCCGAGCGCGAAGTCCTTAGGCACCGTGGCCACCACCGTCGCGGCGGCGATGTTCAGGTACGAGCCCTTGCCTTGGCGGGTGTAGACGCCATCGCTCATTTCAGCTCCAGGTATTGCGCGCCGTGCTGAATCAGGGCAGCGATATCAGCCCGATTGGTGACGTGCTGCCCTTCGTGGAATTGGCGCAGGATGCCGTTCTCCATCCAGCCGATCGACTCATCGAGCAGGATGGAAGACGGCAGCGCCGACTGTTCGTCTTTCAGTTTCGCCATGTCAGGACACCGGAGCTCCGGCGGCGGTCAGGGCAGCCAGCAGCGCGGCATCACACACGATGGGGGACGCCCTTGTAGCCAACCAGGTGCGTGCCTTGTAGGGGATGTTGAA